TGTGAGAACAGTTTGACCCAAGGCAGATCTTCTCCATCAGGAGCAGGCAGGAAGCGAATGACTGCATATCCATTACCACTCTTATCCATCTCTGGTTTCCAGAGACGATCATCAGCACCAGAACCAGCAGTGTTATTCATCTTTTCTACTTCCTTCACCAGTTTGCTGGTAAGAGAACCCAGAGAAGATTGCTTCTTAAGATCGGAAAATCCCATGTTTACCTCGTATTTTTTGTATTTGGCTTGTGTGTTTTGTATTGTGTGTCCCACACCCCAATATGATAGCACCCCACTCAGGGGTTGTCAATGATGGATTTTTTCATGGACTCCAACACTTTGGTCATGTTGGTGAACATAAGATTTAAATTCGCATCAGGGGGGAACCCTAAAGAAACAGCAGATTCCAGAATATTTTCCTTCATCATTTTTGCTTCAGGATCATCTGATAAGCACAATCTAGTGTAAAGAATCTTTTGCTTTTCCAAAAGATCAGTAAGCTTATCCACATGATTTAATTTTTCTTCCTTACTCATGGTAGGGAATTGAAAGACACGAGCATAGATCTCATCTTGCATCTTTGAAATTTCATGCATTTCATCACGAACCATTTTTGAATCAAAGAATCCGCTCATGCTCCTCCGCAAACTATTTCCTTTAAGATCTTTTTGAATTTGAACACATCTATATGTATAAATGGATTGTACTTATCCATTCTCATTGATAAAAACTCCCAGACAGGATCCTTGAGTTTATTATCAAAGTTCTTTTTGAATCCCAGAATTCTATCTAGGATAACCATTGTTTCCAGAGAAATATTATTCTGGAGATGTTCCTTTACCAAAAGAGGATGCCTAGATCCTTCAATCTCAAACATCCTATCAAAATTCTTTTGGTTAAATAAATTTCCTACTTCTTCTCTAAAGACGTAGGAAAGAGATTGGACTTTCTTTTTCCATTGGGTGTAGTTACCTTCACCATTCTGCATGATCTCCCCAATCCAAAGAGTTTGGGGATCATCACAGGTAACAAAATTGGAAACAAAAAAGTCAATTACTTCTGAATCATCTTTCTGTCTACTCAACTTCTCAAAGAAGAATCTATCCTTCCTTTTATAGAAGGATTGTAAAGATGCTCTGGACTTACCACAGTACTTGTGATAGTCATATGTTTTTTTAGTAAAGTGATTTTTCAATCCAAGATAGGACTTGTAAGTATCAAAGGGTGTCACTTTAGGGATCATATAGGAAGTTTAGCGTGAGATGTTCTCTTCAAGAAATTAAGTTCTATTGCTTCACATTTGATTTTTTCTTTCAGTGGTTTTGAAATCAGTTTGGGAACTGTTTCTACATCCACATTATTCTTTTCACAGAAGAATACAATAGCATCAATATACTTCATGTCCTTATTGTCACGGACAATCTTTTCAATCTCTTCTGAAAATTTCCTAGCGCAATAGAACTTGCTCTCTAGAAGTTTATTGATGTCGTCTTCTTCAGGCATATTGTTGTAACTTAAATTCAACAAACTCTCTAATATATTTGGTGAGTAACTTAATGTATTTTGATTTGTCATACTCTTCATAAACAACACACTCTCCATTCTCGCAGGACATGATGATAACAAATTTTTTAACTATGATACCTGTCATTTCATATAACATACAGGCATAGGCAGCACATTGAACAAAATAATGTTCAATCCAATCTTTAGGTTTTGGTTTCTTAGAAGTTTTAAAGTCGATGATTGCAAGTTCACCATCATATTCTGCAATACAATCTACAGTTCCTGCTACACCTAATTTTTGACTGTAGAGTGAAGTTTCAAGAGCGTGAATATTATTTATGAGGTTAAGTTTTGGTTTAGCCAACTTAAAAAGAATCTCAGATAAAGGTTGAACTTTTGGAAGAGGTTCATTCTTCAGATAATGCTCAGTCAATGTATGCATATCTGTACCACGACTTGTTGCAGCCTTGGTAATACGATCCGCTTCCTCAGTTCCTACCTTCTTCCTCCACTCAATAAAGATTCCACGATTTACATGACTAATGACAGAGGTGATTGATACCAATTTAGAGAGTCCATTATCAGATGGAACCTCATAGTATCTCACACCATCAATAGTATCTCTATTGAGTTGTTGGAAATCAATTTCTACATGTTGAAACATTACATACCCAGTTGATTTTTAGCAATGATGTACTCTTTTACAAGTCCACTTCTACAGATATCTTCTGCACTAAATTCAATTGTATCAAAAGATGGCATATTTTGCAAGATGCGCATGAAATCTACAATTCCATTCTTCTCTGCAGTTTTAATCAAGTCAGATTGCGTAGCATCACCACAGAACATGATCTTTGAATTTTCACCAACCCTAGTAATCATAGAGTCAAGTTCATGGAAGTTAAGGTTTTGGAATTCATCAACAATGATGATTGCATTATCAAATGTAGTACCACGAATGAATGACGTACTCCAGAAACTGATAGTTCCTTGTGCCTTCAGATTGGTATAAAGCATATCAAATGCAGAATCATCTGGCATCTCAAACATATACTTCACCATATTCTTATAGGGAATTTGATAAAGTGATGATTTGTCTTCATGGTCACCTGGAAGGAATCCAATCTCTCTTGTTGCTACAAGAGACCTAACAATGTAGATCTTTTCATATGGCTTCTTTGGATCAAGAACATCCATAAGTGCATTGTAGAGAGTGATAAATGTCTTACCAGTTCCAGCACATCCATAGGCAACCATGTTCTGGTCCAATTTGTATCTTTCAAAAAAAGTTTCCTGGTTGTCAGTGAGAGGTTCAATCTTCTTGATAAAATCAAGATTGATTGGCTTTTTCCTCTTCATAACTCTATTGCTCATTCCAAATGGTACAGGATTTGTGCCAATACCTGCGGACTTCTTTCTAGACATAAGTTAAATTAAACAGGTCGTACTTTTGATCCAGGCATTTTTGATGCTTTGCGCAAGACATCATTCCATCCAGGATGGGTCTTTTTGAGCTTATCATAAACCTCACCAACTTCTCCTACATTAGGAACAGTTGATGGGTCAGAGTAATCTCGTGTCCAATCAGGGTTGTCATTCTTCCATTGATCCCAGTCATGGACACTCATAACAACTTCTTTTTGTTCACCAGTTTTTGTATTTACTACAGGGTATGTTGCCAAAGTTCAAACTCCTAATAATATTTTAATATTTATTACCACTCCATTGCTTCTGCAATTACAGGGAATTGCTCTTTGAATACTTCTTTGCAAGAATTTGCAATATCCATATGCTCTTTTTGAGTTCCATTTGCACTTCTAAGATCAATATAATGCATCCAAGAACGCAGTGATCCAGACATATAGATTCTTGTCGGAGTTGCCAGAGGAAGAACAAAACGAGCACACTCCTTTGCCACTCCATGCGCAAGAAGTTCTTTATAGAGTTTCATAGATTGATCAAAGTGCTCTTGAATTTTCTCCTGCATATGAGTTACTTCATGCTCACTAAAATCATCAATAGAATTCTGACGATTTTTTGTGTCTTGACGACGAAGATCAAAGGTAGGAATGTAATCAGAGATCAAACTAGTGTCTGCATATCTCTGTGAAAATTCCTGAAATGTAAATGATCTATGTCGAAGCACTTGAGCCGCTATCCCCCTTGTAGTTTCAATCTCAAGGGTCATGAATGCCTGCTCGAAGATGCTCCAATGCTGGTGTTTAATGCAATACTTAAGAAGACCAGCAAAGGACTCATTCTCCTGGTTCTGGGGGTTGCTAACCCTTGCACAGTAAGCAATATGCTTCTCAGCATCAGGGGTTACACTAATAAGTTTTACAAGTTGCATCATAGTAGTTCTCTGTCCTCTTCATTCCAAGATTCTTTTTCTTTTTTTCTGAGTTTCTTCAACTCTTTCATCATTTGTTTGATTTGCTGATAGGCTTCTTCTGGTGAAATCTTATCTGTGATCTCAAGTCCAACTATCAAATCTACCTTATCACCAAAGCGAGCAAGTGCTCTTTCAAATTCACTCAATGATTCATATACCATTAGTCGTCATCACCATAAAATACTTCATCATAATCGTCAATTCCAGGAGCAATCTCTTCGTACTGATACCCATCTAAGGGATTAACATCAGACAAAAGTTCTTCCCTAAGAGACCCCAAGAGAAATTCAATTTTGCAAATGATTGAACTAACTTTTTCTTTATTCATAGGATTGCAATAACAAGATTATTTTATACAAAAAAAGAGGGATCGTCAAGATCCCTCTGATTTAAAATGATAAACACCCATCACTTATACAACCATTGAATGTATAAGGACAATAACGTTATGGTTGCTGCAGATGCAACAGTGATTTGTGCAACTATAAGCATTATCTTGCTCCTGCATTTACAAGCAGTGCTTGATGACGACGTTGCTCTTTTTGTTTTTGCTCTTTAATGAGTTGAAGTGCATTGAGTTTTTTCACTTATGCCCCTCCTTAGTAAACTTAACACCACGATAAGTTTCATTATACTGTTGGGGCTGTTGCATCATTTGTTGCTGATACTCCATACGCTTTTGAGTATCATATTCAATGCCACGGTATACGACTTTTGCCATTTGTTTTCTCCTAAAGAAATGAGAGGATTAGTCCCGTTCCTTCAGTCGGCTTTTGCGTCTATGAAACACCCCTTTCTAGTAAACCTTTTAACTTCTATGATGATTTCAGTTTTTATATTATCTGGAATCATTGCATGATTGTTCACACGATTAATAACTAATTGTGCTTGTAAGCAAGTTAAAAAGAGTTGTTCCATAGATGAACGATCCGTTCCGAGTCGGCTTACTTGCGTCCTATTTAATTTTAGCACCTCTGAATGAAATCCCTTCGGAGTTCTAGAAGCAACTGGTCTTCTCTTCTTTGTTCTACTACATCGTCGTTTTTAACGATGTCCATTAGTTCCCACGCTGCGTCACAACTTATTGATACAGGATATGAATTCTGTATTAGTCGTGGCGTTGAAACAGAAAGAAGTGGAACCCATGCTAAAAGCAAAAGTGCTTTAGTCATAGGATGAACGTATGGGGAATAGTTTACCCCATCAATTATATTTAGCTGTCAAATGTGTATAAAATGATACTACTTTTGTATCACATTGAACTAAAATCCAGCTTCTTTTGCCTCATCTATCATTTTTGATACCACATTCTCAGTGCCATCAATAGTTTTGATAGTGAAGAGGTTTGATTTCTGATACTTCTTAATTTTCTTATACTCTTTAAGAAGTCTATTTACTTGATTTGTAGGAAGTTCAAACTGAACATCAAATTTACTATCATTAAATCCTTTGCTCATTTCTTTTTCTTTCCTTCTTTTACTTTGTAACCCCAAAGTTTTGGATTAGTCCTTCCATACCCAAAATCAATTTTTTGAACTACTCCAGGTCCAAATCTATCATAGTAAAAATCAAAGATGTCAGTTCTCTTTCCTCTACAAAGATCTATAAATGTTTCACCTTCAAGTTTATACCAAATGAGATAAGCATCATTTGGAAATGAACTATCTTTGGCTTGTTCTATAGTAGTTTTTTCTAGAAGAATATCACAGGAGTAATCTGATTGATTCACTCCTCTACTCATGAACGTCCACCCCACTGAATGTCAGGAAATGCCTCTTCAACAACTGCCTTAGTGATTTTATATACAGATCCAAGATCCTTATCCTTAACAAGACAGAGAAGATCTGCTTCCTTAGGATGGAGTCCTTCAAGAATCTGAATGAACATAGTCTCTCTACGAACTTGAGAGAGACTATCATTTCCACCCTTCACAAAATGGTAGAGGTTCTTCCATTCTTTGCGAAGAGAGGTGTGATCTGTCCCAACAGGAACTTCATTTTTCTCATAAGGAACATCACCACTAGGGATCATAGAAATAATACTCTCATCAAAATTCCAAATGAGAATTGCTTTCAAAGCATCAGTATTATATTCTTTAAGAATTTCTACTTTCTTTGCATTAGTTCTTTGCTTACTAACCAAATCCAAAATCTCAAACATGAAAGGATTTGGAGGGAGTTTAGTGTTAGCAGTAGTGACTGCTACCTTACTCGTCTTCTTCGTCTTCGTACTCGAAGTCATCGTTTTCAAACCTCACTGCGTAAATTGTGTCTGGAATAATGTTTCCCTCTTCATCAAACATTTCTGGATGAAGTTTAGGAAGTGTTGTCTCATCTACATATTGCTTAACCATCCATCCTATAACCAAACCCATCAAGAGAAAAAGTATAGTTACTGATGAACTGAGTGCTATAATTGCTGCTTGCATTTTATTTTCTCCGAGAGGTTACTTTTTTGAAGTCTAGTTGAATGTCTAGAAAAAAGTGAATCTCTCGACTAAAGAGAGAGACCATTTTCCCAAACTTTAATTGAAAAGTTTTAGGTACTTTCTCCCTCCTTTTTTTGTTTCTCATTAGCAATTCCAACCCTCTATTCATAGAATAGGAATTGTCCTTGTCTTTCCTATTTAGAGGACTTCTTCCTCCTTCCAGGTCTCTTGTCATGACTATACCTCCAAGAATCCTCTAAGATCCCATACAAATAGTTTCTAATCTTTCTAGCTTGGGGTTTAGAAATATGACCATAAGCTTCACGAAGCATTTTATGTTCATTATCAGATCCACCCTCCAGATATTCATCAAGATCATTAACCAGATCACTGATTTCAGATGCAGTTTGACTAGAAATGAAATCTTCTATTTGCTTTTTAGTTACACCTCTGGTTTTTAAGTAATCATAAAATTTCAAAACAAATTTATTATCAAAAGCAAAATCAATTGCTTTCTCAACATCATTGAATACTTCGTGAAAATTAACGTCCATTAAACAATACTGTTTTCTTTGAGGTATTTAATAGTATCAACACAACCACCAAGATGATTATCATCAACAATCACTTGGGGGAAGGTGGTGTTTTCTCCAAATTCATTAATAAATTCTTCTTTGGTGAAATCAATATTCAGTTTATAAACTACATGTTGTAGGTCAGCTAATTGTAGCACCTTCTCTACTCTTGTGCAATATGGACAACCATCTTTAGAGTAAACTGTGAACTTCATAATACTTAATGATTGGTTTTTTATTTATTTCAATATAAAAAAAGAGGGTCTCTCGACCCTCAGCATACTAGAACTTAAAGTAAATGTCAAATACTCAAATCAGAGTGCATTACCTCTTGGAAGAACTTCCTCTGGGAACACAAAGTTCTCATGAGGTTGGTCTACTGGTGCCATCCACGCTCTAAGTCCCTCATTAAGGAGGATATTTTTTGTGTAGAACGTTTCAAACTCTGGGTCCTCTGCTGCTTTAATTTCTTGACTAACAAAGTCGTATGCACGGAGATTAAGAGCAAGACCGATGATACCAATAGAACGAGTCCAGAGACCCATAACTGGTACAAAAAGCATAAAGAAATGAAGCCAACGTTTATTGCTAAAAGCAATACCGAAAATCTGACTCCA